TTGCCGGTAATTGTTTCCGAGAATGATGACGAAACGAATGATAGGGACAGGATACTTGACAATCGCATCTCGGAATTGTCAAAGTGGGATAATACAAAACTTGGTTATGAGCTTGACGAAATTGGTATTGAACTGGCTGAATTGGGTTTGGGCATGAAGGTCGGTAGTACAGTAGATGATGTTACCCTTGCTGACATTGAAGCCGCAGAAGAGAAACAAACTACGCTTGGCGAAAGGAATGTGCAGGCTATGATTTCGTTCCAATGCCCGGAATGTGGAGGTTATTTTGAGTATAAAATTGTCTGACAAGATTGAGATGCGTTCGCCTACAAGCGTTAAGCCCTACTGGCGCAACCCGAGAATTAATGATGCAACGATTGAAGCATTGGTTGAGGTGCTTCCTATAATTGGCTTCAATGTGCCTATCGTAGTTGATAAGAACGGTGTAATTGTTAAGGGTCATGCAAGACACTCTGCTGCAATTCGCCTTGGGTTGGAATCTATTCCGGTAATTGTTTCTGATAATTCCGATGAAATAAACCGGTTGGATAGAATTGCTGATAATCGTGTATTTGAAGTTACAAGGTGGGATGAATCCGAACTGTCTAAACTTCCAATTGTGCCTATTCCCAATGGTAATAAAGAGAACGAAATGCCGAAAGGTGTAACTGAGAAGGATGAATATGAATTCGTATGCCCTTATTGTAATGCGGTTGTTAAGGTGAAAATATGAAAAACTATAAAAAGAAGCCTGCCGTTCCGTTTCATAGTTTCTGGTTAGAAGAAGAACAATACGAACCTCTTACTAAAGCCGCCTACGCTGGAAATTTTGGCTTTTTATTTGATTTATCTGATAGCTCTGCCCTTTTACCCTCTTTTGATAAACCGGATTGTTTATATAGTGAATTATCTTTCATTGTTGGTTATAAAGAGTTCAATGAGCGAACAAAAACGCGAGGAAGTTTCAAGGATTACATTACTGGATTAGGTAAGCTTATTTGGAAGTTCAACGTTCCTGTTTACTTTATCGGGCATAAGAAAGCGTTACAGTCATTGAAGCCTGATCGGATTATCCAGATAAAAGCTGACTTGCCAGTTGAAACCTTTGCAGGATACTTGGCAATTTGGCGTGATGATGAAATCAATGTCACCAGTCGGACGGAAACGCTGCTATACATGAATGAGAAATATCATCTTGTATATGACCCATGCTGCGGGTATTTATCCATAGCCAGACTTATGCCGAATTGTAAATTTATTTTCTCGGATGTAAACCCGAAATGTATCGGTGGAGCGTTGGCTACTTTGAAGGAGTTGAATGATGAAAAGACCAACCCGATTGACCAAACCACTCATAGAGCAGTTAGCTACTTATATTGAGAATGGCAACTTTGCTCAGGATGCGTGTAAATTAGCTGACGTAAGCGAAGCTGGCTATTATAAGTGGCTTGCTACTGGCAGGGCAATCTTGGAAGGTGAAATCGAGAAGACAAGGGCGAACGCACTTACGGTGGAGTTAGTAGAGGCTATAAAACATGCTGATGCTAAATTCAAGGCATATCATTTATCAAATATAAATAGAGCGTCAAGGACTACATGGCAAGCTTCTGCATGGATGTTAGAACGTCGTTTTCCTGAGGAATATGGACGCAGGGCTGAGAATTCAGTAAAGGTAGAATCTGAGGGAGCGGTAACTATTTACATACCAGACAATGGTAGGGATGATAGTGGAGATTCGATTACAGCCTAAGCAAGAATTATTTTTATCATCGTCTGCAGATATAGTAATTGGTGGGGGAGCTGCAGGTGGTGGTAAATCCTTTGCATTGACGATAGAGCCATTGCGACACATAAACAGGGATGGGTTTACGTCTGCTATATTTAGGCGTACTTATCCGGAAGTAAAGCGTCCGGGCGGTTTGTGGGATGAAGCCATGAAAATTTATCCTTATGTAGGATTGAAGCCAAGAGAAAACAAAACTGACTTTGTTAATGGCAAGGCTAAGTTGGCTTATGGTTATTTGATGAATGATAAGGCACTTGAAAATTGGCGTGGGTCGCAGTTGGCGTTGCTTATGTTTGACCAATTGGAGACTTTTACTGAAAAGCAATTTTTTTACATGCTATCCCGAAACAGAACTACTTGTGGTATTCGGTCTTACGTTAGGGCTACTGCTAATCCTGATCCGGGATGGTTGGCAAATTTTATTGATTGGTGGATTGCGCCTGATGGCTATGCTGACATGGATAGAATTGGCAGAACAAGAGCCTTCGTACGAATAGAAGAAACGATTCATTGGGCTGATACGAAGCAGGAACTCATAGATAAGTTTGGTGCAGGCTCTGAGCCAAAGACGGTGACATATATTCCATTTACGGTATATGATAATCAAATCTTACTTGAGAGTGACCCGGGATATATCGCTTCATTGAAAGCTCTGAGTTACATCGATCGCATGAGATTATTGGGCGACCCTATTCGTGGCGGTAATTGGAAGATAAAGCCAAGCGCAGGAAAGGTATTCAATCTTGAATGGTTTGAGATTGTGCCAGAAATGCCAGCAAGTGGTTTGCGTGTTCGTTATTTTGACATGGCATCTACGGCAGTATCAGAGAAGGACAAAGACCCTGATTATACTACCGGAATAGAGATGGTATATGATGGCAGGTATTATTACGTTACGAGAATGTTTCATAAGCAATTATCACCTGCAGAAACAGATCGAGAGATTGATGAATGTATCAAGTTTGACGCTCAACGGACTGACATTAGTGGAAGGTACTTTGCCAGATGGGAAATTGAGCCGGGTAGTGGTTCAAGGCGTGATAGTGTAGCGAGAACTAAAAGGCTGGCTGGTATTGACGCAAAAGGTGTGAATAAAATGACCAGTAAGCTGATTGCGTGGAAGCCACTTGCTGCGGCAGCGGAAACAGGATTGATAAAGATTGTCAAAGCAGGTTGGAATGATGTATTCTTGAATGAGATGCACGGAGTACCAGAAGGTATGCACGATGATATTGCTGACGCCGCTGCAGGTGCATTTACAGCCCTTATGAACGAGAGTAAACTGGATGTAGTGGCAGAACAGAGGAGATACTGATGAACAACGATTTGAAGTTGGTATATAGCGCACTGGTAGAGCAGTCCGCAAGAGCGAACGCCAACCTGAGATATTATCTGGGCGATCAGCCGCTGATGTACACACACGAGCGCTTGAGAGAAGTGTTTCAGCGAGCAACCATGAATTTCGTCCAGAATTGGTGCGCGGTGGTGATAGACACGACTGCTGACAGGATGGTGCTCAAAGGCTGGGACAACCCGAATAAAGCTATTAACGGCTCACTTGATTTGTTCTGGAAAGCCCAAACCCTGCAGACTGGTTCGAGACAAGTGCACAAGGACGCGCTGATTACGGGAAATGGCTTCATGATGATGGATATTGTGGACGGTGAGCTCCGGGCGTTTTATAATTCGCCCAGTCAGGTGGTGGTGCTTTATGAAGATGATGATCCGTTCAAAAAGCGGGTGGGTGGCAAGGTCTTCTATGAAGCAAGTACGGATACAACCCACCTGAACCTGTATTATCCGGACAGAATCGAGAAATATGTACAGGCAGGCAAGAAAGCAAGCATGGACGGAATGGAATTGGTTGAGGAGATTCCGAATTCCTTTGGGAAGATTCCGATCATTCATTTCAGAGCCCAAAGTGAGTTGACGAACGTTATTCCGTTGCAGGACGCGATTAATAAGACCTTCTCAGATATGATGGTAGTGGCAGAGTTCAATGCCTTTCCGCAGCGTTGGATGATTACGAACGCAGATATCAGTTCGCTGGTTGCCAGTCCGTCCAGTATTATGCGAGTGCCGAAAGGTACGAGTGACGAAGAGGATACTTCCATAGGTGAGTTTGGAACAGCTAATTTGGGGATGTATCTGGAAACTATTGACAAACTAACGAACACAATCGCGACTATTAGCAGGACGCCTAAGCATTACTTCTCGCATACCGGAGCTAACATCTCTGGTGAAGCCTTGACGGTCATGGAGACACCGCTTACGAAGAAGGTTAAGCAACTGGAAGAAACTTTTGACGAGCGATGGTTGGAATTGTCGCGCTATGTTGAGGATGCAGACGATACCGTGTGTGTTTGGGACAGAATAGAGACCGAACAAATTTTTACGCAAAGCAACGCTATGAAAACCATGAAAGATATGGGAGTTCCGCTTGTAACCGTTCTGCGTAAATTCGGTTGGGCGGAGGATGAAATTCAGCAGATGTTGGCTGATAAGGAAGAGGAAAAGAAAAAGGCTGGCGATTTGGCTACAGCTGCATTAGAAGCGGCAAGATTACGTCTAGAGCAGAGCCCTAACCCTTATATCGAAGAAATGAATACACAGACTGAAGTGGAGCGTGGCGAGGCTGAATAATGGCTAGTTCATTCCCACCTGTACCGTTTGAAGCAGCTAAAGGGACGTCAGAAGTTGCAAGGCTTGCATTATTTTACAAGTCTGCATTAGAGCAGCATGATACTGATATCATGAATCAGATGGCATCTAAATGGCTTCAAATAGATAGAGGATTGGCAGCTAAAGTAAACAGTCTAACAGATGAAATAGCTAACAGGTGGATTGAAGGCAAACCAGTAACTCAAGCATGGCTCAACGAAATTGAATATTACAAACAACTTGAAGAACAGGCAAGGAATGCTGCAGCAGGCTATGTAAATTGGGCGCAAACATTCACCCAACAACAATTGCTTCAAACAACAGCATTTGGCATTGATGAAGCTACTAATTTGATGAATGCAGGGCGTACTCAATCAATGGGCTATTTCAGGGGGCTGCCTAAGGGGCAGATTGAATCCATTCAAGCATTGCTTATGGCAGACGCACCGCTTGATAAGTTATTTGGCAGCATTATTCCGGGCATAGGTAACAATCCAATTGGCAATGCGCTACTGCAAGGCTTTTCAATGGGCATGCCAGTAAAAGATATAGCAAAGTTAATGAGTGATACTGCAGCTATTCCTTACAAAAGGTCATTGCTAATTGCAAGGACTGAAACTAATCGGGCGCACAGAGCTTCAACCCTTTACACTTACCAAAAGTATGGCGTGGTAAAGAAGTACAAGCGCATGGCAAGCAGGAAGCATGCATGCATGGCTTGCCAATTGCTTGACGGTACTGTTTATCCTGCGAATATTCCATTGTCAGACCACCCTAATGGGGCATGCACTATGGTTCCGTGGGTTGATGGCATGAAAGAGCCTACATGGGAAACAGGCACAGAGCGATTCATGAATATGAATGAAGAACAGCAGCGTGCTCAAATGGGGAACAATTATTATGATGCATGGAAGCGTGGTGACTTCAAGCTGCAAGACATGGTAAAGATAAACCACAATTCAACGTGGGGTGACAGTCCGGGATTAGTTCCACTCAAAACTCTATCACCTAATTGGAAATCTTATCGTGCTGCAGCGCCAAAGATGCCTGCAGCTATAGCAAGTACAACAGGCTTATCTATTGACACTCCATTGACTGTAGCACAGCGGCAAGCTGCATTAGACAGGCTCAATAGTCTTGGAAATGAAGGTCTTTATGAAAAAGTAAGACTGTTAGCAATGAATAAAGCAGGTTTGGCAGGTGCAACACAAACAGAAATAGATGCTTTCAAGGAATATACAGGATTAGGATACACAACATTGAATTACGATTTGAGAAGGGCATCAAAGTTAAGCAAGGCTGATGCTGCATTAGATAAGCACATGGCTGAAGTATATTTGAAACTTCCCCCGACAGAAGGCGATATGGTAGTCGTACGGGGTCTAGGCGACTGGAAACCTGAAGATGCAGTCGTTGGCGGTAAAATTGTAGACCCCGGCTACATGAGCACATCACTTACAAATTCATTTTGGGGCAATCGTTATGAAATATATGTTCCTGCTGGCAGCGGAAATGTTGCTTTCATCAGGGATATATCTAGAATTAAATCGGAAGATGAACTATTGTTCAACAAGAACAGTGTTCTTGAAGTCCTAGAAATTACTAGGAAAGGGGAATATAATACATATAAGTTGATTTACAAAGGCAACTTAGGAGATTAGCAATGCCAGATTTGAGCAAGAATAGCAAGTTTAATTACAGCAAAGATAATCACCCGATTGTAATCACATCGGAAGAGCAATTCCAACAGATGCGTGCTGCAGCTAAGAAAGAAAAAGAAGAGCTCTTGAAGGAAATCGCAGCAAGAGATAAGGGCAAGAAGCAAGGCTAATAAAATATACTACTTCTTTATCAATCCTTGAAAAACAGGCTGTTTTCATTAGTACAATAGCGAATAAAATATGTTACAATAACACAAGGAGCAGAGACACAATGCCAGAAGAAATGAATGACAAATCAGAGCAGAAAGAATCGTTTGAATCGTTTGACCAGTTCGTGCAAACGCTCGATGAGCCGCTGCAGCAACTTTATTTCAGTCACATTTCAGGGCTGAAAAACGCACTTGAAAGCGAAAAAGAAAGCCGTCGGAAGCTATCAGATCAAGTCAAGGCACTTAGCCCTGCAGTTGAAAAAGGAAGCGAGTTGGAAAAGAAATTGGCTGAGACAGCCAAGCTGTTGGAAGAAGCGGAACGGCGTTCCGTTGAATACAATAGACGAGCCACATTCGCAGAACAAGCAATTAGACCGGGTGTCAATTGCGCTAACGTAAAGGCGGCATACGCCTTAGCGGTTTCTGAAAATCTATTCAATGAGGACGGGTCTCCGAAATGGAAAGAGTTACAGAAGCTTGCGCCAGAATTGTTTAGAATTACCAAGCAGACTAATGCCGGTAATTTAAATGAAGCTGTATCCAGTGACATCAATGCGGCTATCAGACGAGCCGCAGGTATCTAATTGTGAGGTGAAAATATGATTACTCGAACAGATGCAGAAGCTCTCATTCCCGAGGATGCTTCGCAAGAAATTTTCAAGGCGGCAGTAAACAGTTCAGTTGTGATGCGTCTTGGTCGCCGGTTGGCGAACATGAGTCGCGGTCAGCGCAGACTTCCCATTTTGTCCGCGTTGCCTTTAGCCTACTTCGTAGACGGTACTCCGGGCGATGTTTCGGATTCTCCGTCCGGCAGTAACGCTTTGGGCATGAAGCAAACCACTACCGCAGAGTGGGCGAACAAGTACATCTATGCGGAAGAAATCGCAGCCATCATTCCCATCGCTATCAGCACCCTTGAGGATGCGGATTACGATATTTGGGGTGAAATCAAACCCTACATCGGTGAAGCCTTCGGTGCTTTGATTGACGCAGCCGTTTTGCACGGCACGAATGCGCCAGCCGCATGGCCCACGGATGTGGTAGCTGCTGCCATTGCAGCCGGTAACTCGCTCAACTTGGGCGATATTGGTGACCTCTATGATGACATCATGGGGTACGATAATGCCACTTCCACTCCCGGTCTTATCAGCCACGTTGAGGTGGACGGCTATATGCCTAACGGCATCATCGCCGGTATTACTATGCGAGGTCGCTTGCGCGGCTTGCGTGATACTACCAGCGGACAGCCTTTGTTCCGTCCTGCGATGGCAGGCATGAGTCCGGACTCCGCTCCGTACACTATTGACGGCATTCCCACTTACTTCCCACTGAATGGTGCGTACAATGAAGCCGAATCTCTGATGATTTGCGGTGACTGGACCAAGTTTGTGTATGCGTTCCGTACGGACTTGACCTATAAGGTACTTGACCAAGCTGTGATTCAAGATCCTGATACTGGTGCAATTATCTATAACCTTGCC